CTGCACGTTTTTCCGTACATCATCCGGGCGCATGGCATTGGTGAACCGCAGCAGCCAGCGAATCACACCACTGTTCTTGATAGCCTTCACAAAGCCCTGATCCATAATGCTGACACACTCCATCAGCTGAGAAAGTGCCTCCATCGGACTTTCCCCGAAAATATCATCCTCGTTGAAATCATCACGCAGATGAATGATATCACTGTATGGGAAGGTGCTTTCCCTCCCGTTCAGAAATACGAACCGTAAAAACAATTCGTTGTCCTTGTAAAAAGCCTCCACCCCCGAACAGGGAATGGGATACAATTCTATCGGCTTTTCAAATTCATCCCGTACAATCAGAATAAAGGCGTTGTGGTTCAGTGCCAGCTGATTTGCCACCTTCTCCTGCAGCATCTGCCCGCTCATCAGCGGATTCGGCTCCTCCAGCAGAAAACGGATATAGGCATCCGGATTGACCTCTACCCGCTCCCCCTCCTGCGTTCTCGTAGTACGGATATGCTTTGCAACCGCCTTACCGATGGCTTTTGTTTTCGGGCGGATACAGGCACGCACCACATCGGAATGGTATAGCCTGCCGTTCCACGCATAAAAGCCGTTCCCCCTCTCCTGCACCATCTTGAAAGTTTGCTTGCTCATTTTTTGCACAATTCTGTTCCATAAACCCATTTTCTCACCTCCTTAAATCAGACTTTCAAATTCATCTCTTTTATTGCAATACACCACATAGGCATCCAGAAGTGCCGCTGTGCCGTCAATGCGTCTTGTGCGCTCATCGCTCTTGACAGGCTGCACGTTGCCGTTGACATCCTTCTTTTCCTCGGTGTTAATCAGACACCATTTATCAATCGGATTGTTGTTGTAGACGATTTTCTTTTCCTGAAATTCCGCCTTTAAATCCTTCATCGGCTGGG